CTTTTAGCCTTTTTGACATGGTGGTAACAAACGGAGACACACGATCAAGGAATTGCCTAGTCTTTATGTTTACATCTTTTTCATGTGAACGAAATATAGAATTAAGCAATGGATCTATGTTCTTTAATTTACGTGACAGAGGAACAAGTGTATTACTTAAAAAATCTTTTGCATCAGATGCTATTTTCTTAAATTGATTTTGCCTGACATACATTGCTTTATCAGCAACATCTTGTATCTTTTCTGCTTTAACTGCATCTGGCTCAACCTTTGTTGGATTTGTTTTAGCCTGTGCATTTACTTTTTTAAATGCAGGTGTCTTACGAAACTTACGTAGTTGCCTAGCACCCATGCTTCCAAAAAGTAACGCCATTAACATAGGACTAAATCCAGCTTTCATTACATCACTCTCTTCATCTTGCGTAAGAGATCCAAGAGCCGCAGCACCTGTTGCAGCTACAGGTATTGCATAACCACGAGTCATACCTTGCTTAACATTTGTCAGGAATTTTTCATAGTAACTTCCAAGTTTTTCTTCTGCCATCCTTTCAACTTTACTCATTGGATCTGCCTGTTTCATTGGGCGATCCTTGAGGTTCATTGCTTTGGTTGGTTGGTCTGCACCACCTTGGTTAGCACGCATGGCAGATTGCAGATCAAGCACACCTTCCATGTCATTGCGCTTGAGTACCATTCTTTTTTCAGCAGCTAACTTGGCACGTTGCTTCTTTGCCCCTTTTCCTTTCCCAAGTTTATGGTCAAGCCTAGCTATACTCTCGTCAATTTCTTGCAGCCTTTGTGTATCGCCAAGACGTTGCACGCCAATTAAATTCTGTTTTATTATAGCGCTTTCATTCTGCGCAATTAATGGCTTAAATATTTCATCCTGCTGGGCAAGTTCATCATCAAATGCTTTTTGAATATCATCCATTTGTTTGACTGCGTCACTAATTACAGGTTTATCTCCTAGAATACTTTGACCACCACTAGGTTTATTAAATGATGGTGTAGAAAGTGTCTCTAATGCACCTCGCTCCATTGATGGTGTGCCGAAAGACTTATCACCTAGTAGTGGTCGTTTAGATATTGCACTTAGTGATTCTTCTACTTCTTGGAGTAATTTATTTTCTGTGACTTGCAATATTTCCTCAGCAGCATTTTCTGGGTTTTTAATAGATGCAAGTTCAGTTGTGTTTAGTCTGTCAATCAATGGATTACTAACACTTGCATTCTCAACTCCACCCTTATCTTTAATATTAGAAGCAAGTGCATCCTTTACTTCTGGTCTTGTCATACCAGGTTTTAAATCTACTCCTGTACCATCACTTAGAAACTTAGCTTCCACTGCACCTAATCCACCACCAAACACACCACCAAAAAGAAGAGTTGTTGCTATCTCATCCTGTGTTGGCGCTCGATCTTCATCTATGTATGTCCTAGCTGCAAGCTCACCTGTAGCTAATGCTGCACCCTGTGCGCCTCGTGTTGCAACTCTACCTGCTGTACCCATACCAGCAAGCCTACCTACAGGTACTGCACCAAATGCAGTTGCTGCTCCAAGCTCTCCTAGTCCAACATCATCTTGCAAACCTCTGCCGATGCGATATTGCTGAGATAGGTAGTTACCTAATGCAGATCCACCTGCACCACCTGCAAGACCACCAAATACACCACCAAGTATTGCAGGAACAACTTCAAGACCAATGCTTGTAGCAGTCTCAAAACCTGTTGCTTCTTCCCGGTATATTGGATCTGGCCCAATAACTTCATAGCCATTCTCAAGAGCCTCACCAAGTGACATTGTGCGTATTGCCATTATCTTACTCCGAATTGATTTTGTAGTTCTTGTCTTTTTGCCTCAAGTTGCTCAAGTTCTGCCATCAAGTCTAATCTTTGTTGTGGAATACTTGAGTTCTGCACATCACTAATAGTCTGTGGTCTTACTGCTAATGGTGTGTTGATATTACCGAATGGTGAAGTATCAAAGGCAGTTGTGGCCATTTGACCTGGCTGCCCAAGTTGTTGCTGTTGTGCGCTAAGTTGTGGCAATTGCCTTCTTATCTGACCTATGCGATCTTGCAAAACTTGCATTGCTTGTTGCGGTTGCATATTACTAACATTTATTGGTGACCCTGTAGGTGCTAGGCTATCTCCTGCACCTTGCCCATCATCAACTTGCACTTGTATGGTTTTTCCGAAATCGATTATTTGTTTTTGTGCGTTCTGAAAGTTGCCATATAATACACCTGCTGCACCCGAACCTGCACCTGTTAGTGGATAAAGATCAGGATCATTATTTGCTTTCTCCATATATTCTTGGAATGTAATTTGATTACCTGTGTCAGGATCTTCAACAAGAGTATCTACTATTTTACCAGAGTGTGAAACAAGAGATGCATATTGTTTTTTAGTATCAATAGGAACATCCTTTGCGGTTGATAGGTAATTAGTATAGTCAATTCTTGCATCTAAATACTCTAATCCTTTTTTAAGATTCTTTCTGCTCAGTTTTGCACCTTTGTAATCAAACTCAGCTTTACCTTCTGCACCACCAAATGCTTGTAATAAAAGGTCAGCACTTGTATCTGCTCGTTTAGCAGCTTTGACTTGTAATTCACTTAGTTCTTCTTGTCGTTCTACTTGCCCAGGTACTGCACCGAATTGTGCTTTTTTAGCAGCAGTTTCTGACGGAAGTAATTCTGCCCGGTTTGCCATTTCTGCACTTTCAAGTTCTCTCTTTTCATCACCAAGTAGTAAGTCTTTTCCTCTTTCTTTAAGTGTTAATAAAGCAACCCGTGTCTTCTCGTCTTTAATTGCTTTAAGCTCCTCTAAAGATATTTCACCTAATAAAGTACCTAACTCTTTTTGCCTGTTTCCTAATTTTAGGTTTTCAACAGTAAGATCCTCAGTTTTCCTTGCTAATCCCAATGCTTGCTCTTGGGTTTTACGATTGAGCATTTGATTTTGCATTTGATTAGATAATGTTACATTTTGCATTAACTGCTTACCTAGTTCTGTACGCTCAGTTAGTGAGACATCGGGATTATTCAACTGCTCCTTCATTATAGCGTAACGATCAGCTTGCTCTGGATCTTGCTCTGATAACATATCAAGCAGGTTACTTTGTCCTTTTATGAAAGCTTGATTTTTTTTCTGCTTCTCCTTATTTAGCCCATACTCCTTAATCATGCCCCCAATCTGGCTTCCCACATTGGCAAACATTTGGCCTTGCGCCCTGCCCGCCTCAATAATGGGTCGAGTATCGACCCGTGCGAGCGCTGATCCGTAATTTCCGCTAAAGAATGGTTTTCTTGCCATGATGTTTTATCTTCCTATTTTTGAATCCATCCACTTACGGATTCTTGCTTTTATTCTTGGCTTATCTGATATGAAGTTTGCAAAGCGTTCTCCATATTTTATGTATAACTTGAAGAACCAAATTGGTGAATCTGTAAACATCCAATATCTGAATGCTACCCATGCTGGATTGTGTACACCATATACTTCTCTTGCTACCCAGCAGAACCCACCAATCGCGCTTCCAATACCACTAAATATACCAGCAGTTTTAGTTGCATCTGCTGCTACTTGAGCATTATACATATTAGCTGCATTGGTTGCTTGGTTCTGTATAAATCCAAGTCCTAACTCTGGGTTAAGGTATGCAGGTTGCGCATTTAAACCATATCCTGCTTGTCCAAATACAGATTGCCCGGATTGCAAACTACCTCCTCCTCCTCTACCAAGTATTGCTTGGAATGGATCGAGTTGTCCTTGATTCTCAAGTTGTGATACTCGTGATGCTGCGTCTAAATATCCAAGCAATCCTTGTTGCCTAAGAGATTCACGCAATTTCTCGGCATCCATTTGTGATGCCACGTTAAATTGGTCTGCTTGCATGGAGCGTGTATCATCACTTGTCTGTATGCCTGCTTCCTGTCCAAGTACAGATTGTGCAAATCCACGGTTCTGCATTCTACGCTGGTTGTCTTCAGCAACCCTTGCTTCTGCTTCTGCGATTGCACCTGACTGATCAAATGTTCTGCCCATCATTGTTGAGCGTGCGCGTGCAGCCTCTGCGATTTGTCGTTCCTCACGATCTGTTAATCCTTGTCCAAGTGCTTCTTCTGCATCTGACATTAAGCCTGCTCGTAGAGCATCTGCTTGTACACCTTGTGCTTGTACTTTTGCAGGATCAGTAATACCAGCACCACCAAGAAGGTTATCTTTTTGTTCCTCGATTAAATCCTTTGCCCCTGTAATTGCAGATGATGTACCAGGTTTATACTCTTCCATGATTTGTCCGAAGAGTGGTTCAAGACGAGCTACATCTTGTAAGTCTGCCTCTCGTTGACGAGATAAGTTAGCACGTTGTATATCTTCGGATAGTGCTGCTGCACCAAGAAAGTTACCACGCTCATCAAATCCAGCTTGGCGAGAAGTTTGTTTTTGTGTGACAAATTGTTTTCCTACTTCATCTGCTAGACCAGCATCCACGTCTGCCTGTGTTGCTGTACGAGTTTCAAATTCCTGTACTGCACGTATGTCACCAAGCAGGTCTACCATGCCATCACCATCACGTGTCCTCACGAATTCACCCGATTGTGAAATAGTGCCTGTAGTTGATGGAATATCTTTAGAAAGAGTATTTATTAATGAATCTATAGGGTCTGCACCTTGAGACAATGCATTAAGTACCAAATTCTTGCTTATAGCTTCAGCATTACTACCTAGTTTATCTTTATGCCTCTCCGTCCAAGCAATTAGGTCTGCCCCAAAACTAGTATCTTTAACGCCTGAGCGAAAATTGTCACTAATCACTTGAAGTTCTTTTATATAGTCAGGCATTTCAGTCGCTTGACCACTACCTTCAACAAGCTGTCCTGTTGGGGTTTCAGTGTAATTACCTAACATTGTCTGCCTAAGTATATCCGTGTCTGTCTGCGCAGTCTTCTTACGAATCGACTCTTCGAGTGGAAGCAAGGATTCAAGTGAACCAACTTCGCTAAAATCTGCCTCTCCAACTTTACCACCTGTGAGTAATGCAACTTGTGCCTCTAATGCTTCACGCATACCCTCACCATAGGTTGGTTGCTCTGGATAATTAATACTTGTTCCTCCTCCACCCATTTTTATTTCCTCCTAATGATTCTATTTAAGTCGTACCATTTTATTGGTTTTGATTTTAATTGCCTCATCCATCCAACAAATGGGAGTGGATATGGTGTTCTATCTATAAATTCACTTATGCAATTTTCTCCGATTGCAGTTTTTACATACCAGGCATCTGGTGCTAATACACCCCATTGCTCGTCAGGATGTTTATCTGATTTACTTTGTACAGGTTTAGTTAGTAGTAAGCTATAAGGTGTAATAAATACATATCCATACGCTGCATATGAACTTAAATCCTTGAACATATCGCCCTTGGTCTGCTCGTAAAACTCTTTGGTTTTCTCTAATATGTTCATGTTGATATTGTTGCTCCTAATGCGACTACCTTCCATGCAGATCCATCGCTTACTGCGACTGTTGCTGCACCTGCGTTTCCATCGGTTACGTAAATCATTTGCCCGGCTGGACTAGCGCTTGGCACACCAGCTACATCGTATGATTTTAATGTCATTATTGTGCCACTGATCGTACCACCTGTCAGAGCAACTGCATTGCTCGCTTGGGTGGCAATTGTGCCTAGTCCAAGTGCAGTCCTTGCTGACCCTGCATTTGCACTTCCTGTGCCTCCATCTGCAATAGCAATAGGAGAAGATAGACCACTAATTGTGCCACCTGTTATGTTTACATTTGACTCGTTAATTGTAACTGTTGGTTCACCAAGTTGGTTTAATGAGGAAGCAGTTACATCAACGCCTGTTGCGAAGGTAAATCCACGGGTAACTGTTGCAGTGATTGCCATTATGCAACTTCCCTTCTTGCATTTGCACCTACTCCAATTGCATCCAAACTAAGATGCCTGAAACTCGGTCTGCCTGCTGTGATATTAATCTCAATATTAGCCCCATATCCACGGGTACGACCCGTACCAAAGCGAAAAAGTGCTTCTTCCGTGCCATCTGCTGTGTGACTTAAAACTGTTGTACTAGAGTCTGGATCGAGTGTATTTACTTTTATATTAAATGCATCTCCATTAATTGTATTTGCACCTACCTGTCCACGTTTCCAGCTCTTTACATTGATGTCACCAAATGTAAATGAGCGTGACTTTAATTTACCTGGTATTGCAGTTGTACCTGACTCACTTGTACTACCTATCTTTCTGCCATTATCATCAGTTTGATTTTCTTCCATGAGATACCAACCTGTGTCGTTACATGCAAATAATCTGCGTCTTGTTGGGTTGCTTCCATGCGAGCAAATCACAAAGTCATCCACATGGAATGCCAAGCTACCTGCCATTGCCGGATAGGAATCAACACTAGTCCATGTTGATGTAAGTAAGTTAAATACAAAAATCTTGTTAGGTACTGTTGAACTACCTGTAGGTACTGCAAGATAGTATTTATTATCATACACAATACCACATGCAGTATCTGCTGCTGCAAAGTTAACCTCATCAAATTGGTCTTGTATCGGTCTGGTCATGGGTATGGTTTCGCCTGTAACTTTACTTATAGCTACCCCAAGTCCCTTGGCTGGGTCTGTACCAGGTGTCAGTACAATGACCCCGTTGTCTGACAGGAAGAATGTTTGTGGGCCGGACTGTGCGATTGACTTGCGTGCCACACATCCATGCTGTCTTGTAATCTCGTAGGTATTGGCTGCGGATGTAGTCGCAATATTATTTATCATGTGAATACTATTACGCATAAACACGATTAACTGATCTTCTTGGTAAGGAAAAAAGCCTACAAGAAAATCTGCACTTCCTTTATTGATTCTAAATTGTGAGTCAGCAGCGTAGTAATTATCTGTGTCTAACAAGTCAGACATTAAGATTGTATAGTTACTATCTGTGGGTTGCGGGACAATTAAGCGATTACGAAAGAATACACCATAATCTGTGTTTGGACATTGTATGCGTCCTGCACCAGGGCTTCCATTTGCTTTGACTACAAAGTCATTGCTTACATCTCCGTCCCATTCAAGTGGTGTTTTATTCTTACCACGAAATAAGATAAGTTTTTCCAATGCCTGTACAAAGCTCGCGCCATCTGCTGTGGCAACAACTTCACTACCTGGATAGTCAATGTCTATGCCTGAGTTGTTTGCATCATTCCATAGGATTACTTTATCCTTGGTTGCAACTACCACATATTCATTTCCTGTTGCAGGATCTGAGTAGAGTGTGGATGCAAAGACCATCTCATTTGTGCCATTGTAGCTAAGTGTAACTGCACCTGCTAGAAAATCTATACCCTTGCGTACTTCTGCAAGATCACCTGTGAGACGCATGTTCTCACTCGTCTGCACTGTACCACCTTCTAAACTTGTTTGCTCAAGGTAGGAATCAATAGCCTTGAATCCACGATCTCCATCTGTGAGAACTTGGTCATCTAATCTACCTGCTGAACGATAACGTGCCATTACTTTTTCTTTATCTCTTGGTATAGCTTTATAGACATGTAGACTAGGGTTACCGCACCAACTGCAATGCCAAGGAATGTATCAATTGTTGACAATCCAAAGGTTGCTGCTGTGCCTGACATTCCTAAAACTGAAACTCGGTCAACCATCATCTACGGCCTCCTGGTGTAAAGTAAAATCCTATGATTAAGGGTAGCACTACTGTTGCCTCGAAGAGTGCGATATGTCCTGTTGTAACAACCAAAGGGGCTTGCTCAGCTGGAAAACTGAGGAGTCCGAATAGAAATTCTTTCCTCCCCTCTCCTGTAATGTTTGTTGTACTGACGAGCGGAACTGAGGGGTAGATGGTGGTGATACAGGTAATGAACGAGAGTGTGAACATCCCAATAAGAGCCAACATGCGCCTAGTAGCACGAGTAAAAGCTCCACTAGCACCACTATTGAGTGATGCCTGGAACTGCATAGCAAATTCATTATTCCTACATTCCCTTGCCATCTCCATTTCATGCTTCTGCGAGCGAGCATCTGTAATCGCACCAAACACGCCTTTAAGAATACTTCCCATTGCCGCAGAACCACCTCCCGTAAGAAATAATGTAAGTAACTCAAACATTTCATTTAGCCTCCATCTTCTCGAAGATCTTTTTAATATCTTCCCTTCGATCCTCGCAGACTTTTGTCAGGTGATCGATGTCCTTAATCTGCCCGGCATGAGATATTTCTATTTGACGAACTCGATCCTTCATATCATCGATCTCCCACTTGTTACGCTTGATAAAAAATGCAAGGATGGATAGTGCAACCCCAAGGCCAGCAAACATATAGTGTGTAATTTCCATGTCACCTTGCTCCCCCGTACCTTAACTGCTCAAGTAATTCGTCTTGTTTTAATGCTTGTTTCTCTAGAAATAAAAGTCTCATGTTCTGCTCGGCATCGTCAGGTAATGCACCTAACTCTCCTCTTGGCCATTTGACTCTGAACTCGCTGTTCATATCGACCTCGTGGTGCAACCTTACATTCTCGTTACGAAGGTCATCTATATCTGATTTAATCGTAACAAAACTATATGTGGCAAGGGCCACGGCAGAAATTGTTTTCAACATGAAAGCAACATTGGCCTTCACAACTGAACTCTCGCCTATCGCATCTTTTTCGTCAGTAGACATTATACAGGGTCAGGTGAAATCCACTCGTCAGTAGCTAAAATAGCTAATATTTCAGAGTGGGTGTACTCGGTCTTACCTTCCAAAAAGCTAGGCGTATCGCCTTCGTACTTGAGTAGGAACTTACTGCCGT